GATTTGCCAAAAGAGCCGCATTGAATGACCATGTAGCTACTGTCGCTTCACCTTCAGCAACTGTCAACGCTTCTGTTGTTCCAATCTCTACAACCTCAGCGGCGGTCTTAGCTTTTTTAGCAGCAGTCAATAATTCGTAAGCGTCTGTGATTCCAGATACTGCACTGGTAACTCCTAAAATAGCCTGTGCCGAACCAATTATTTTATCTAGTGTTTTGTTTTCAATTCCCAAGGCAGCTAAACCATCCTTTACGCCTCCTAATGCCAAAGTAGCAAGTCCAGCAGTTTGAGATAATGCTCTGAATTTTTCGTCTGGATTATAAGACTTTGCCAAATCCTTTTGAAATTGCATCTCATCGGAAATAGTAGCGACTTTTTTCGCTGCGTCAATCGCCTGTGTGGAAGTCGCTCCGTATTGCTGGGCTAGTTTCTGCTGCTCAATAGTAGCTTCTTTCAATTGTTGCTTGTAGCTTTTAAACTGATCTTCTGATTTTTTTACCTCTTTGGTGTTTTTCTCAGTTGCAGTCGTGCTGGCTGTTATCGTAGTGTTTAATTTCGTGAGGTCAGAAGTTGCTTCATCCGTTCCTTTATCAGTAACGTTTATTTCAATATTCTGCCTTACTGGTTCTAATTCTTCTGCCATGATTATTTATTTAAAAGTGTAAGCTTAGTTTTTCCATTAGTTAAAGTTATATCACTTTCCATTACGATATACTTTGTTTCTTTGATTATTATTTCCTGATCGTCTGAGAATTTCTGCATCTCTATTGAAGGAAGTAATAAATCAATAGTATGTATCAATTTCTTACCGCTCAAAGTGTCTTCAATGAATATTTTAAAACCTTGTGCATACAATGTATTTTGATCCACGTAATCGATACCTACCAGCACATTGAACAGGCTGGAAATATAATTGTCAGTTCCTGTTTTTATACGGTTGCTTCTATGACTTATCTTATGATACTTGCCGATTGCTTTCAACTGCTTAAGAGTAGTGTCTACAATAGCATAAGGTGTTGAAATATCTGCCACTCCGTTATGATAAAATATTGGCAACTCTTTTACAATCGTATCAAAAATAAAACGAGTTTCTATATCGTTCAATTTTGGTTCGCTTCCAAATGGATAAAATGTGAATACTTGCGTATCTGCGTCTGTCAATATAGGATTAAACACTGGAGCTGTAAATTTTGTTTCTATTTTAAACTCGGTCTTTGGCTTAGGTGTCGTCTGCCCAGCAATCACAAAAGGGTATTTTAACTGTCCGTATTCCTGCCCGAGGTTTGCGGGATTGGCAAGAAATGCAACATTTTGTTGATATTCACTTGTAGCGTGTTTCAGATTATAACCGTCATACTTTGTATTTGGTTTTTTTGTCATTTTCGATAAGTCAGCATAAGCCGTCAAATCATTTTCAACTCGTAATCCTTTATGTAATCCTGCTCCAGTATCTTTTTGTTGGTAATAGAAATCATTCAACACACGATTGTCAAATTTCTTATATCCAAACATTGTGTAAATTGATTTCACAAAGTCTATCAGTTTCATTTCTGGCAAGCTTTTGAATAAATTTACAGATGTTATCTGCCCCACTTGTGGTTGCACATTATTCAAAATGCCTTTATTCCAGTATTCTGTATGCCAATTAAAAAATATGTTTGTAAATCTCCACTCGGATAATGATTCAGCCGATACAAATAACCCAATAAGCGGTTTTACTAAAGCACTTGGAGCGTTCCCTCCTTCTGGAGTAAACGCATCTAACCCGATTCTTATTCTCAAAGAAGTGCTTTTACTTTCTGCTCCAGATTGCACAGAGTAGCTAAGTTTTTTTAACTTATTCCCCAGTGCGTCTACTTCCCATACCTCCATTGAATATATAAAATTCACATTCACAGCTTCGCCAAATGTAACAAAATTTCTTCCAAATATTTTTTTATAACTGGATGCTGTTTTGCATAACTGTATAATCATGTCGAAGGTTGCGTCATGAGCATCATCGTTTTCATATCCTAAGTAGTTTAATTCAAAAGCGTCAATATCTGGTTTTGGTATAATGTTAAATCGCTTTTCTCTAAAAGTATCAAATGTCCATGAGTTAAAATCTATTTTCGCTTTGACTTCTTTTACGGCAACATTAGCAGACACGCACATAGTGGCTAAATCAGTCAACTGCGATATATTTCCGATGTATGGCGTGGGATCTATTTTAATATCGTATTTACTATTGATAGCAGTAAGTATATCGCCGATAAACATAGCGGGTCTTATCTCCTGCGGAAGTAAAACATTTTCGCTTGTAATAGGTTTTTCTGCGTTATAAGCGATATTATCTGTTTGCAAAGCTTCCGCTCTGCTGTCTATTATAAATATCCTTTCAGTTGATACCAAAGGAATAAACCACCTCGTTACGTTATCCGAAGCTGTCTGAATCGACTGCAATCCCTTTTGAATATTTTTTGCGCTCCAAATCACATTACCGTTGTCGCCTCCTAGATCCGAAAGCATATCTTCTCCTAATATTTCAGTCAAATTGCGCTGTCCGTCCGAAAATTCCAAAGAGAACAAAGAAGGCTTACCATTTACCCAACTAGTATTTTGAATTTTTATTAATCCTTGCTTATATAGACTACCATTCAGATATAATTTTGCTCTTTTCTGGATATTAGCTGGCTGTAATTGCTCGGTATATCCGAAATACCCAAGCATTTTAATGTTATTTGGCGTTCCTCCTACTGAAAAATCATTAGTAAAGCCTTTAAAAACCGCTGTAATATCCTGTGTGTACGTTGTTTTGGTATTCAAAATTACAGTTTCATCAATAAAAGTATCTATAATTCCGTACTGTCCAGCCGTTTCTTTTTCTATCCACAACTCCATACTATTGATTTTTTATTTTACTAGCCGTTTCTTTGAATTTCAGTGTGTAGTTTATATCACGTTTGTCATTAATTACCGTTTTTCTCACGAAATCGCTATCAGTACATTTAACTGGAACTTGTAAATAAGTGGAATAATACCCGACATCTGCTAAAGTAATCGTATCGCTGTCTATTGTGATATTTTCATTGTCCACCGTGATGATGTTGTTATCAACTGTAATTCCTTGTTGCTCAATAGTCCAACGCTGACCGTAAAAACGAACCAAGTATATCTTTGGGGAGTAAATCAATTCCTCGATTAATGCATTCATACTTTCGTCTAACACGCCAGTATTTACCGTATAAGTCTGGTACACCTCCTCAATAGAAATATTTTCAGAGTGCGTACTTTCAGTATTTATCATTGCGCTATCTCGGTGCGTTTTCTTGCTTTCTTGGCGTTTTGTTTCGTCATTAATCACAATCTTTCCTGTAGTGGTAACGTACTGAAATAGTCCTTGTCTATCTAGGTAGATAAGAAGCAAAGGCTCTTTTACGCATACCACAGCAGACGGCACAACTTGACTAGTGATAATAAAGTTATTGCTAGTGCGATTAGTACCAAAATCAAATGATTGGGAGGCGTAGTATGGGACGTATTCTGCATATTTTTTGACTGGATTTTGTGCGATATTGAATCCATTTGCATTTCCTACGAATGAGCCATAGAACGGATTCTGTTCGTTTCTCCATCGATAACCTAATGTAGTTACTTTGTTGGTTACATTGATTGCAGGAACACTGGTCGTTTCGTCATAAGCATAATATGAATATCGATAAAATAAACACATTCCTTGTACCGTTGGGAGACTGGTATTGTGATAAAGCAGTACAGGAAAATCAACGTTATTTAGATTATCTTTGCGGACCAAATCGTTTTTAAGATAGTCTTGAATTTCGAAACTTACATACTTATCGTTATTAGAAATCCTGCCTTTATCCAGTACATGAGTATGTACATTGACCTCATTCAAAGAATCATCAATATCAAAAGTAACCAACTGCAACCGAACACGTGTGTTTATATTTGGTGGTACATAAGCAGGGAAATCCGTTAATAGGTCGATGCGTATAACTACAGGACTATTGCAAAAGGCTACTTGAGATATATCTGATATTGTCATTTCTTTTTATTCGTTATTCCTGCATTCTTCAGGATATTAGCTACTAGATTTTTTGCAATTACATTTATGCTGTCAGGTGTGTGTTTTTGAATTGACACCATTAATTCGTTAGGTTGCTGATATTGTCCGTAGTAAAATTGACTCATTGTTAAACGTTGCGATTTTACACGGTAGTTAATCGACTTACGCAATCTGCCTCCTATATGTACTTTTACCCCCTGCTTATTATATCGGTCTTTAGACTTACGAGAAGTTACACGAGCTTCTTCATAAATCTTATCACCCAACACGTTTAACTCACTCTCGATTATCTTTTTTGTCGTTGTTTTCGGCGGCATATTTTCTACGTTGTGCTAATAGTTTTTCAATCAGTGCTTTTGCTCCACGGCTTGCATTTTTTCCTGCTCTTGGCTCAGGTGTTGTAAACGCTCTGCCAGACGCTGCTTTGTATTGTGCTTTCTGCACATTTCCCTCTTCGTCCATTTCTTCAATAATGTATGGGATACCTTTCATTATTCTTTGGGCGTTCTGGATCAGTTGACTATTTTCGTAATACTGTCCATAAAATAACTGGAAAAATACAATCCTACCCCCTCTAATGGTGTAGTTAATCGAACGCTTTAACGCACCTGTATCAACATGAGCAGTTTTCTTGCTTCGGTCAACTACTTGTTGCGCAAGTGCTTCTTCTGATTGTGTTACTGCCATTATGCTACTGGACAAACACTGCCCTCGTTAGGAATTGATAACACTATATTGAACTCATGCCCCGATAAGTCGTTTAACTCTTCGTTTTTGATTGCCGTGATAGCCGATACGCTTACCATTTCAATATTTAGTGCGTTGTACTGTCTGAAGCTATTGATAAACTGCTGGCAAATATTGAACGTTTCGTTAAAAATATCGTCCTTATTCGTATCAACTTGCAATTTGCTATCAGTTGTTCGCGTGTAAACATCGTTTTGATCCAGTGCTTTAATATTGAATCCAAATAATATAACGTCAGTTTGCACCGTGTTATTAGTGTAGTCAATATTTACAACTGGGTAAATCGTTTCTTTGTTTTTATCAACTAAATCGCTGGTCAATGTCGTGATAGTATTAACTAATGGATCGGCTTGGAACTTGGATATTACGTAATCTTTGGTCTTCTGGTACTCATTCATAATACTTTCGTGTATTGCTTAATCCTGCATTCAGTCACAGTGTAGTTGACTCCCTCGATAATAAATGTATCTCCTTTTTTCATAATTTATTCTATTGATTCTACTATCCTTTTCCTAATTAAATATTCCCCAACGCTTAAATATTCTGACAATGGTTTTTTATTCACTTTATTAAAGCTTATCGATTCTGTTATTGCGATTAGATACGTTAGTTCAGCATATTGACCATAATCCTTTTGAAAGTCGTTTCTCATATCACGTCCTACGCTCCACTTATTCATGCCCGGCAACATAGGTGGATCGTATATCCACGGGTAAGTTTCTTTGAAATGTGCTACTGATTGCAGGAACTCATTTTTTACCCTCATTGCCAATGGTACTGATATGCTTTTCTTTTTCCGTCCTGATAAGTGGTTGTATAACGAAACCAAATCAGCATTTGAAACATACGTATCGGCTCTAATGAAATACTTCGCTTCTTTGTTGTAGAAATCTAAATCTAACTTTAAAGACCCTGTGTACTGTTTCGTAATCAATAAGTTGAACTCATTTACACATTCAGTCCATTCTCTTTTATCAGTTGGGTAGAACGTCTTTAGAATCGCTATCACCATTTCTTCTTCGCTTGCTTCCAATCCCAGCTCCTGTTTCATTAACATGAACCTCTCGTAATCGATCTGCTTTCTTTTCTTCACACGGTATGCAAACCACTCCGCCAATGCCGTTATACGTTTTTTCATATTCTCTTTTTATCGATAGTTCTTCTTCTGTCAATACCTCATCGGATTGCTTAACGAATGGAAACCTGCTTTCAAATAATTCTTTCATAGTTATATTTTTAATCCAAACCACTGCGGTATATCTGCTCTACAACTGCATAACCCGCAGCGTCTAATATGTGATCGACTCCAGATTTTTTATCAGGCAATCCTTTGTCATAAGCTTGTTGTTCTAAAGCGTCGGCAAGGTCTGGACATTTTTCCAAATTTACAAAAAGTTTTCCATTCTCAAATGATTTATTTACAGCCCTTATACGGTGTGATATTTCTGGGTTCTTTCTTCTGACATTTACATTGAAATTATATTTTTCCTCTATCAAAATATCATAGTCCGATAGTCTAGCACTCGATCTGGCACAACATGAAGCATCTGGATTAATTTCTATTTCATTCGTTGGGTATATTTCCCTTATTGCATTGGCAAGATCATCCGTATCGTACTTGTTAATAATCTGATCTACTGCATACATTGCACCCCCATCGATAACGTAAATGATAGCTGACATTTTTTCGATATTGAAATCCATGCCGATGTAAAGCGGTTCGTTATGTAGAGCAACACGGGTTGTATTATATTTGTCACGCTTGTAGGATTTGTAAACTGTTCCGCTTGTAAGGTTGCAAAATTCCCCATTGATATAGGCGGTTAGTTCCTCTTCGGTATATTGGGCTGCTAATGTAGAAATGTAGTCAGCAGGTAGAAATGGGTTGTCGCTTGTCTTAGCTTTAATCAATAGTTTTTCTTCAGTAGCTTCTTTTACGGCAAAATTATAAAGGAAATTGAAGCCCTCTGGTGTACTAACAAGGTCGATAGAGTTGTTACGTCCTCTTGGATCTACTTGTCTGTTACGTGCTATAATCTTATTAAATACTTTCTTCGCTTTGTCTTTTGGTAGAATGTCTATTTCGTCAATGATGCTATAGAACGTTTCATATCCTACAATCGTTTCGGGCTTGGTCATATTACGAAGCAGGATTTTTCCGTACTTTGTTGTAAAGACTTTCTTTGCCTCGTTGTATTTGTATTTTATTTTGTGATCGTCAAAGAACTGCGAAAAACGAGGTACTGCAATATCATTGATAAGCGGATAGTTTGGAAGATAATAACCTACATTTAACTTTGGGCTGGTAGTCATTAATTTTACACAGGCTTTCGTGACTGCCGCCTCTGTTTTTCCTGATCCAAAACCAGCAACTAAGATCGTGTGCTTTGCGTCTGAGAAAAGAAAGTCTTCTTGATGCGATAATAGACTAAGCTCCATTACCTATGCGTATTACTTTTATTTCCGAAATCTCACCATAAGGATCTTATTCAACTGCATAAGACCCGTCCATTTTATTCAATTCCGCAATAGCTGCTTTCCTATCACTCCAACTCGGAACTACTTCACGCTCTTGTATAACTCCATCGCAAACAATGTATTTTGTAAGCGGAATATTTCCTAAAGCCATTTGGGTAAGTATTTCTTTTCGCTCCAAAACTGTAAGTATTTTGCCAGTGAAATTTTCCCTAAAGGCTTCTATTGAGATTTCAGCGATAGAACTTTGAATAGTACTTTGAGTCTCTGCATGATTCTCTAAAGCGGTTTTCCAATACCTATCAAAAGTTCTGTCTGAAATTTGCCATCGATTGACAATTTTTGGCAAGCAGTCTTTTCTAGTAATGCCAGATTCCAGCAATACCAATATCTCAGTGATTATATTCTCTTTTGGATTCTTTGACATACTTTGACAAAAATACAAAAAAATCCGCCACAATGGA